CCTAAGATGATGCGTGATTCACAACAAACCATGAATGCCGCCACAAGGATTTATTTAGACAACGTGGCTTTATCTTCAGGACCTATGGTTGAGGTTAACACCGACATCATGGCTTCCGGTGAGGACCCAACAGATCTATATCCTTGGCGTGTGTTCCTGAGAGAGGGTGGTGATGGTAACCAACCTATGGTTAGGTTCTATCAACCGCAGTCTAACTCACCCGCCCTTGTTTCGGTGATTGAGCTGTTTAGAAGATTTGCCGATGAAACCACGGCTCTTCCGTCCTACACACATGGACAAACACAGAGCTCGCTTAACAGAACAGCGACAGGTATTTCAATTCTGATGTCCAATGCGAACATTGTCTTGAAGTCTGTTATTAAGAACATAGATGATTATTTAACCAAACCGCTTGTAAGATCTTTGTATGACTGGAACATGACTTGGAACCCCAACTCAGATATTAAGTCAGACATGAGAATCATTGCTAGAGGTTCAACAACGATGGTACAAAAAGAAGTTCAGTCTCAAAGATTGTTACAGTTCTTATCGTTACTTAATAATCCGCAGGATCAGCAAATGGTTAAGAGGGATAAACTTCTTAAGGATGTTGCTAAGTCATTAGACATAGATCCGGATGATGTACTTAAATCTGAAAAGGAGTTAATGGATGAGCAACAACAACTACAACAAGCTATCGCCGGAATGCAGCAAGGCGGTCAAATTAATCAAGTCCCAAATGGGGACGGAGTGGTCGGTCCTGATGCAAGAAATGGAACACCTTCGCCAGAGGGAGAGGGACCAGTTGGAAATAACGGAGGACTACCGCTTTAGTCAAGGACGTTGCGACATACTTAAGTTTGTTGTATCTTTAGACCAAATTGCAGACAAAGTTTTAAACTCGTTGGGAACCCGCAAGGAAACTCCCAACATATATAAATAATCGACACCCTTAACATAAGGACCGAGGATAAAAAAATGACTGAAGAAGTTAAAACCAGAGGCGAGATGATCGCCGAAAGGCTTGAAAAAGAAGCTGACGAGATGATAAAACAGATGGAAGCTTCTCAGAAGGAATCCGAACCAGAAGGACAGGGACTTGCAAACCTTGATTCAGAAGTAGAGGACACCCCAGAAGAGAAAGAAGAAACTGTTGAGACTTCACCCCCTGAATCTCAGGACACTGAAGAATCAAGTCAAGCGGATGAAGAGATTCAAACCGAAGTAGAGAATGAACAAGTGGAGGATGATCAGGAGACTGTGTCATCTAAACAGTGGGAGGAACGGTACAAGAACGCTCAGGCGAGAATGACCAAAGCCACCCAACATGAGAAAGAGCTTGAGAAAAAGATCTCTGAGTTAACCGATAAGGTTAAGGCAATGGAATCACTGAAGAGTGAGACCAGAGTTGAGAAGCAGATGGAAGAAGTAGGCGTCGACCTCTCTGAGATAATGAAAGATTATCCAGAGTTAGTGAAGCCCCTTCAGAGTTATGTGGATACAGCTTTTGCCAAACTGAATCAGAAGTTTGAAAAAACTACTCAGGAATTAACGAAAGTTCAACAGGACGACTTGGTCCGTGAGCACAAAGCTAAGTTAGCTAAAGCCCACCCAGACTATGTCCAGATAGCCAACTCAGAGGATTTTAATCTGTGGCTAGAAAGACAAAGCCCGGTATGGCAGCAGGTAGCAGAAAGTGGCGGGGCTGACGACACCATCGAACTGCTCTCACGTTATAAAAACGCACTTGGTATCACTACTACTCCGGAGGTTTCTAAAGCAGACTTGGTTGAAAAAGCAAAGCAAAACGCTGAGCCGAATCTACCAAAAGCTAGGAAACAAAATATTGGGAGTAGTAAAAAGATTTGGACTGCTGCTGAGATTGGTAAGTTGAACGATAAACAGTTCCGTAAATACGAAGCTGAGATTGATTTAGCTCACCGAGAAGGCAGAGTAAGACCATAAATTTTTACTACAAATTTTTGAAATTGACATTAAAAAATTAGGAGTAAATAATGGCATATTCATCAAGTAGTGGAAGTTTTTCTTTCGCAGCTGGAGAACAGCATTTCATTCCAGAAGTCTTTTCTAAAAAATTACAAGCTAAGTTTTACGCACAGACAGTTTTATCTGAGGTAACAACTAACGAGTATGAAGGAGAAATTTCTGGGTTAGGTAACAAAGTAAACATAAGAACAGTACCAGCAGTAACAGTTGCTGACTACACAGGTTCTTTGTCTTACTCTGATGTAACATCTAGCACTATTGAGTTAGACATCAACAAAGCTAAAAGCTATGCTTTTAAAGTTGACGATATCTTAAGAATGCAAGCTGATATTGATTTCATGAACGAGGCAGCACAAGATGCAGCTCAGAACATGAAAATCGCTATTGAGCAAGATGTGTTCGCAAACGTAGCGGCTGGTTCGTCTTTAACAGACATCAACTCTACACCTGCTGACATCACATCAAGCACAGTGCTTGGTCACATTCTTTCTGCTGGAGAGCAGCTGGACGACAACAATATTCCTGAAGACGGAAGATTTATGATTGTCAACCCAGCGGTTGCCACTCTAATTAAGCAGTCAGAACTAAGACAAGCTTACTTAACTGGTGATAGCGTTTCACCTTTAAGAAATGGCTTCATTGGAAAAATTGATAGATTCGACATGTACGTATCTAACAATCTGTCTACAACATCAGGTGTAACATCTGGTCTTTACGGACATCCAAAAGCTATTGCTTATGCATCTCAAATGACTAACACTGAAACTGTAAGACTTGAGTCTTCATTCGGTGATGGCGTTAGAGGTTTGGCTGTATACGGATACAAAGTTGTCCTACCTACAGCTATAGGTGAATTCAAGCTACAGGTTGCTTAATTAACCACCCCGGGGAGCTTCGGCTCCCCACTTTTTTGTGATACCTTATTCATATTTACTATAGGAATTTACTATGAACAAAGACGAACTAGTTGAACACGCCAAAGCAGAATTTGGTGTAGACCTTGACAAAAAAACAAAACTTGCCGATCTAGAGGCTCAGGTAGAAAATCTTCAAAAGAAAAAGCCACAGCCAAAGTCAGAACCGAAGAAGGGTAGCAATGACCCTATCGCTTCTAAAGGCGAGCATGGAAAAGTTGTACCATGGAATCCTGCACACAGGGCAGAGTACTGGCAATTTATCTATGACGAAAGATCTCTTTCAGAAGAAGAGAGAAAATTACTAGGTCTCTAACGTGGCAACGGTTCGGGTCATTGATGTCATTGATAAGGCAGAAGAGATTTTACAGGACACATCAAACGTACGCTGGTCCCAGCAAACTCTTTTAGATTATTTAAACGACGGACAAAGAGAGGTCGTTCTCTTTAGACCCGATGCCAGCACGACAAACGAATCTTTCACATTGGCTGAATCAGCCAAACAAACATTACCCGTAAGTGGCTTAAGGCTTTTAGACATATATAAAAATCTTAGCCCTAACAAAACGCCCGTTACTATCATTGAAAGAAAAATACTAGACGATCAGGTGGATGACTGGTACTCATCAACGGGTCTAGCTGTGGAACATTATATTTATAACCCAGTAGATCCTAAGTCATTTTATGTATATCCATACCCTTCTGACAGTGGTCATACTATAGAAATTATTTATAGTTCCTCACCATCAAACATAACCATTAGTGATTTTACAACAGATAGTACAACCATAGGGTTGGATGATACTTACGCTAATGCTATCTTAGATTATATGCTTTACAGGTCATATCAGAAAGATTCTGAGTATGCAGGAGATCTTCAAAGATCAGCCTCATACTATGCATCTTTCCAGAACGGGCTAGGGATTAAAACACAGGCAGATGCAGGATCTCAACCAAGACCAGCAACGCCAGCACAGGACACTTAGTAAATGGCAGTATCAAAGAAAATAGAAACGCTGGTTCCTAAAGTTAGAAGGGAGGCTCCTAACTGTCCCAAGTTTATAATACTCGATGAGTTAAGGAACACCTTAATTGATTTTTGTATCAACACAGATATTTATATGCAAGACATCACTCCTTTTGTGGTGGTTGCAAATGTTAACGAGTATGACTCAAGTGATTTAGATATACCACCGGGAGCGGAGCTCAATCACATCATTGATATTTTTAGATCTAGATCTGATGCTAGTATTACTCAGATATCACAAAAGAAACTTGTTCCTATAGAGGCAAAAGCACAAATAGGATCTCAGTCTATTTTTAGTGTTTATGGAAAAGGTAGGGTTGATTACTACACACAAAAAGACCAAGAAACAATTTTGGTAGCACCAACCCCCGAGGCAACAGAAACACTTTATGCTTTATACAGCTTAAAGCCAAAACAAACAGCTACAACCATTCCTAACATTATTGCTAACGAATACCAAGAAGTTATTGTTCATGGTGCACTTTATAGACTACAGATGATGAAAGACTCACCTTGGTCAGATATTCAGGCTGCCGATTTAAACAAAAGGATGTATGATAAGGGAGAGGCTTTAGCAGTTAGAAAAACAAAATATGGAAATGTTGGAGCTAACTTAACTGTTAAATATCAGGAGTTTGGATACTAATGGCATATTCAGCAAATTTAAAATTAGTTGTGGGAGA